AGCATATCGCCTACAGTACAGACGGTCGTGAATGCCATGAAAGCAGTCACCATAACAAATGCGTTGAGTATAGCTTGTGTCATTTTTGTTTCTCTCTTTCGTTTATAAACTTTCTAAAAATGATATTATGTGTGTTATGGATTAATTTCAGTAACATTATTACCATAACTATCTAATGTTAGATACGTGTTATTGCCTTCCCATGCTCCACCTGTTGGTGTTGTCATATGCCTTATTACCCCTGTAGCTTTCCCGTTTATAAGTGACCACAGCATTGTGTTATAAAAAGTTGCATTAACTGTATTTGATAAGTTCGATAAACTATATGCTGTCATTGCATTTGTACCATTACACAGTACTTTACAGTTATCTAAAATAATATTTTGATTTGCACCCAACAAACTTGTTGCTGAATCGTGAAATAACAAGCCACCGAGACATTCTTTTGTAGAACTTGATGTTCTGTAGGTTGTTAAATAATTCCCATTTAATGTGCAATTTTTAAATTTCAAATTAAAGTTTGGTCTAAGTCCTATACCAACTGCTGGCGACCAATCACTTATTAAATCACAATTATTAAATTCTAAAGCCTTACCACTACTAAAATCTGTTTCTATGTGTACTGCATATGCCTTATCAACAGTAGAATCATCTGTAAGTATTGTATTGCTACGGTCAGCGTGAATAGTCATATTTGCAACGTAACCTGACCCTGCTTCAAGAGGTGGATTTGCGTATTCTCCAGTTCCACGAAGCAAAATACAATCTTGTCTATTAACACCGATTATATTTATTTCCTTGTTAAACCCTCTTACACATTCGTCATAAGTTCCAGGCATAATAAGTAATGTAGTACCTGCAGGTTCAGCCTGTAATGCAGCATTTATAGTTGTATAATCACCACCGCTTTTTGCTACAATCTTAAAGTTAAGCAAATTAAGTCTTGATGAAATGTTATATCCTGCAATAGGAGAAGATAGTTTCCCGGCTGAGTTGTAAAACAAAACTATTTTGTTACCGTCTGGTACATATGAACCATTTGCAATTGTACTAAAGTTGGCAGATGTTAATGGACTACCTATGCCAGACACCCAATTTAACACTAAATATTGATAGTTTGAAACTGTAACAGAAATAGCACTCCCCGAATTATACATATATTTTCCTACATTATCCGATATTAAGTGACCTGTTGGAAATGTAACCACTACATCAGTCCCAGAACCTGGTGCTATAGTGATAGGTGTACTTACAGGCATTATGCTTATAACATTAGGAACTTTTGAGGCTTGCCACTTTGCTATCTGTGTTTGAATTACAGGGTGTTCAGAAAACCAAACTCCATTATTATTTGCCATTAAAATAAATTGGTCTTTTAGCAAATACGGGAACTCCTGCCAGTAATATGTTCTGGTACCTTTTGTAACAGTCATACTTGTATTTCCTGCTGCTGAACCATTGCAAATATAATAATCGTCATTAGCATAGCTATTAAATGTAACTGTGCTCGCAAGCTGGTTAAAATCACCAGCAACTTTAGCATATCTTACTCCACTAATTACAACTGATGTTGCAGTAATAGCTATACTACCCCCTGAATTAAAGCTTATCATGCCTATGCCTCGTTTGCTTTGGATGATAGAGCCATCTGCTATCCCTGTGCTTTGATATGTCCCCCCTGCTGTCCATGCAGTGCTGTTCCAGTAATACCACTTGCCGTCTGCTGTAACTAAGTAAATGCCCGTTGTACCTGTTGGGAATGCAGATTGAAGTAATGCGAGTGTTGCATATACGCCTTTCGGAGATCCACTATCACCTTTTAAACTTAGAATGAATTGTGATTCAGTTCCGACATTTCCAAGTGCTAACCATACTTGATAAGCAGACAACCCTTGAATACCTTGCTCACCATCATTGTAATCAGTACCCTTTATCGGAGTATAACCATCATTTCCATCGAAATAATCAGTACCCTTGATAGGCGTGTAACCATCTGCACCCTTCGGAATATTTAACACATAACTTTGACCATCAATTTCAGAAATAATTTCTACACTTGCGGGTACGGTGTTTTCAACTGTGTTAGTGATTACTGACTTTACATCTAGCCGATTATTGAAATAATCAATTATGTCATCTTTTAAAGTTGAAGTATCAATGGTAACATCAAGAGATTCTGATATTTTAATCGCTCTAATAGCAAAGTGATATTTTTGAGATCCATTTTTTGCGTATGGTTGAAATGATAATGAACCAACAATCGTATGTGCCGATGTAAGCACAAATTCAACAATAGGTAATGTTCCTAAAAACTGAACAGATGCACTCCCACCTGACATTTTCAAGTCTAGCCATTTATCCCAAGTTTCCACATCTGTTCCTGTATAATCTAATACTATTTTTGTTGCTTCATTATCAGCCGAATATTGGTCGGCCACCGTTGACATGATTCCTGTTTTTAAATTGCAATTGATTGATTTCAAGTGAATCACTCCGTTTCATTGTTGGATAATTTTTGCTTATTTCTTTCGTTAATGTTATTTATTTAAATAAAGCTAACATACGCACCAACTGCCACTAATTCTCCCTTGCAATCTAATCCTGCGCTATTCGATGATTTCAAATAGAATGATACCGTTTTATTTGTATCGTTATTTACAGTTGTCAAATCGCCACGCTTATCAATTCCGGGCCCACCCCAAAACTCATTTTGAAGAACAGTCACAACCAATGAACCGTCATGTGATACTGTTAATCGTCTATGGATACCATATGAACCAGCGCCACCTTGCAACCCGCCCACATTTATATCAATCACACAAGCGTTATAGGTTGCCATTGTCAATGTTCCTATTAAGTGCGGGGTTGTATCTGATGTAGGAATCGTTAATGCAATGGGGATAATTCTTTTGGCACTGTGTGTCATCACACCGGTGAATACAGGTTGCGTACCGATTAAGCTTTTCAATGTCGCAACGGTCATCTTCTTCGTATCGGATGAATCTTCGATAATGATTATATCGGTATCAGTCCATGTTGCTTTTGCTGTTAGATTAGCTAATTTAATATCCGCCATTATTCATCCCTTCCTTTCTTTTTCAATTCTTCTAGCTCTGCAATTACTAAGTCATATTGATATTTCAATTCATGAAAGTTTACTTCCATTTGTGCCTTAGCAATTGCGAGTTGATTAATGATATAGTCTTTTTGTTCCATTTGTTCTCCTTTTGTTATACATATACAGTTCCATCTGCGCGCATTTTAAGTGTGTAGATAGCAGGACCACCGAATCCACATTTAATGTTTACGCCTGAAAGTGTTTCATTGACATATACATTACCGTAGACACCACAACTACCTTCGATTCCAATACCTGCCGAATCAGTGAATAAATATCTCGATCCGAAATATAATCTTCCGTTGACTGAATCTAATTTCATGCTACCTGCCGTTAGTGAACCACCAGCGATTACTAAACCACCGATACTTCCACCTGTTGCAACCATATTTTCTAATGAAACTTTGCCATTTGATTCAACACGAAATTTTGCATCAGTGCTTAGATAGCCGTTTGCACCGTTCGTTTCACCCGCCCATATAACATATTGATTTGCTTGTGCAAGTGAGATTCCAACTCCTATTGCATATAACTTTGACGATGCAATATTGAAACCACCAACTTTCCCAGCAATCGATTCAACACTTCCATCTAAGTTAATTTTGAAGTTACTATTGGCAGTAATAACGCCTTCCAACACGATATGATTTGCGTTAATCTTGACTGCATCTGCCGTCTGATTGATTAGTGATGCAATTGTCACGCCGTTGAAATCTGTATCACTAACTTTATGCGTTATTGAATCTGCGTTCTGTTGAATCAACGAAGTGTGCGACTCTAGCAAACTTTTATCATCTTTAACTAATACAATTTCGGCTTCTAATTTGAGTGCCATTTTCTACGCCCCCGATGTGATAGCAACTAGCGTTGAACTATTCGCTTTCGTCAATATTCTGTTGCCTGTGAATGTCATCAAGTACGCTGTTTCGGATATCGTGAAGAAACATTTATATGTCGCTGTTCTATCAAGATAACCCGATGTAATCGTAAGTGATGAACCTGTTAAACCTAATGAGTTGAAGTTACTGTCCTTAGCACTGTCTTGTGATGATCTCGACCATGCGAACTGACTACTTGCCATTAGTGATGTAACATCAATGTTATCTAAGATGACATAAGCATTAAGTGTAAGTGTTGTTTGACCATCGAATGTCAGCCCTGTGCTTGATAGTATTTTGAATTGGTACAAGTCTTTCTGTGCCGATAATGTCAAGTCACCGAAATACATATTCCACATGGATGCCGTTTCTTCGTTGGCTACTTTTAAATTAGATGTAGCCACTTCGCTAGGTACAACTGTATTACCTATTTTAGAACGCAATACAACTTTGAAGAATGAACTTGCCAACAAGTTGAATGTGACTAGTGAACCCCATGCCTGACTTGACTGGTAGACATAGGATGAATTGTAGATCACGACCATCGCTTCGTAGATGTCAGCACATTGTACTGTGACATATCCCGATGAAACAGGATAGAAAGCACTTGTACGAATAGCTAGTGCCGATGATGCAGGTACGCCCAATGTGAGTGTACCTTGCTCAAAATTAGAAGGAAGATTCGATACACGATTCGGTTTAGCGCTATTGATTTCGAGTATCTTGTTATCAACATACGATTGCGAAACCTTTGATGTAATCGCTTGTGAGTTGACGATGATTGAAGATTCATTAGCCGTTGTTCTACCGTCTAAAGTTTCAATATCTCCTGTAATAAAACTAATTGAACCCTTGACTTTATCTACCATGATTTCAGTGTTTTTAACACGAGTTGACAGTGTACCTTGATATGCGTAGGCAGTATCCGTTAAAGTCGTTGCTATGGCACTTAAATCAACTCTGATAGCACCATCGAACTTCAAACTGTACGCTAATATCGTTGTTATGATTGTTGAGTTATCTACTGATGTAGTAAGCGTAATTACATCGCCTAAATCTAAGTAAGGTGCTAATTTTGAACTAACTGTATAAGACTTATATCTGAACCCTTTAATCTCTGTAATCATGGCATCTATTACACTTGCCTTTATCGTAGCGTTCCATAGAAACGGACTATTCGATATTGACATTTCAACACTTCCATCTGTTGTAACCATCGTAGAATCTGAACGAGTTATATTCTCGCCATCAACTACATTGTCTAATTTCAATACGATTGTATTTACGCCCAATGTCTTAAATGAATCTTGATAGGTAGTAAATTCTCTCGCTTGTGCCTTAGCGATCGTTTCAACTGATGAAATAGGTTTAAGTGTTGATAACTGTTTAATTACTAATTGACCTGTACGATTGATATAAGCGAAACTCAATGCAACTTTACACGCTTCTGATAGCACTTCTTTCAACTGACATTCATTGAAATAAGGTAATGTAGCGATACTGAATGTACCGTTGAAGATACTTGTATTTGATAGCGTTACTCCTGCTTGTGAGCATAGATTCTGTACGAACGCTAACAATTTCATCGGATATGTATTTGAATCCGTAAACTTAACATCAAACTTTTTCATGTTATCTATACAAGTTGCTACAGTAGTTAATGTGTCTTGTCTGTATTCCCACGAACTAACTATGTAAGGTTGATACGGTACATATTCAGTTGTAACGCCATCGGCTAAGTAAACACCTATATACGGTTTAATTGAATATTTGTGAGATAGATTCAAAGTAGAAACTATATCTCCGACAAACTCAACTGACATATTCCCTTGAACCACACTTCCTAATATTTCTTTGTTAGGACACGCATCTGCATCTATTGTAATCAACTTGATCTGCGCACCATTTACAGTTACAGTTGAATTTAATGTATTGTCTGTAACTTCGGCATAAGCGATATTTCTGCTTGTTGATGACTTTAATATAGACTTATAATTATCTGATGCAGAATACATTAGTTCACCTTCTCTCTTTAGTTCTCAATTAGGTTTACAGACATAGCATTGTATAGCACATCTGTGTTATCTAAACTCTTAATCCACATCGGAGATATTTTGAAATCTCCATGATAGAATGAACCTGTTTTAATTGAACCATCGAACATATCTTCGTAAGTAATAGTAAGCGCATCAGGCTTGACTATATTAAGCCAAGCCCTTAGCAGTGTTTTATTCATAGGTGCTACTCCGACAACGAATTTTACTTTATGTGCTATGACATTGTGTATCATCGTTCCTGCCAAATTAGTACCTGAATCTAATTCTAATGTGAACCTTGAATATTCAAACGATGTAGGTACAGGTGGTGCTACTCCGTTAATAGTTCTTATATCCCATACTTGCGCCATAACTTCTCCTCTCGCTTGATTAAATCAAGATTGTTTTACCACCTTTAATCGAATCGTTAATCATGTCAATCAATGCACCACCGACCTTGTTACTGCCAATCTGAACGGTAAGGTTGATAGGTGTAGATGATTTATTTCCATCTCCTAATACACTTGACACGGCTATTGCCACACCTTGTGATACGGCTTGAACTATTTGATCGTTATTCGCAACGGCAGTACGACCACCGATTGAACCAACTAGTTCAGGTATGCCATTTTCTCTAGCCTTGAAATACTGCCCTGATTCAGGATAACCACCATCTGCATATTCTCGTATCTGCGCACCACCGCCACCTTGTGTATTGGTTCGTGGTGTGTTATTTGGAATTTCATAGGTTGACGATGGTATAGACAACTTCGTTTTTGACATACTATTGATAGCGTCTTTGACTAATGCAAATCCTACTAAAATACCCGCAATTCCAAATCCAAGTGTCCATGCACTTTGGAACGTTGCAACCGCTAATGTAGCAAGGAATATGCCTGTTGCAAGTGTACCTAACCCAATAAGCAATTTATCTCCAGGAGTTAAGTTGTCCCACATCTTTTTAATGTTGTCATAATTAAGTACAATCGCTGCAATAGCAATGCCAATCAACGCAAGTGGAGTAGAAATTCCTAACAGGATTCCACCGACTGCCATCAATGCTTTATATGCTAAAAATGCAAGGAATACATCGTTAATAAACTGAACTAATTTAGGGTTACTTCTCGCCCAATTTGCTAAATCTTTCAATATGAGTACCATGTTTTTCAACATTTCATTAATGGGATTAAGTATAATTTTTGAAATAGGTACAATAAAGTAATTAAGAAAATTATCAAGACTCTTATTAGCGGAAGGATATACTTCATTTATAAATTTAAGAAATGCGTCGATAACATCAAAGAATCTAGGAAGTGTTTCTTCGATTACAATTTTTGAAATAGGTTTGATAAAGTCGTTATAGAAAATCAAAAGTCGGTCAACTACATTACCCGCAAGTTTTGATACTGAATCCCATAGTTCACCAAACGATGTAACGAACGGTTGAATGTCAATTCCAGTTAATGACTTGATGTTGGCATAGAAATTATCCCAACCTGCAAACTCGAATGAAATCTCTCCTGTCGCTTCATCAACTTGCTTTGTGAATCCTAACCAAGACATAATCGTGTCACGTATTGCCAAAGCCTTCATCTTAACGTTGCCCATTTTATTGTCATAGGCGGTAACATATTTCATCAACTCTTTATAAGTATCTGACATACCACCTATGGCAGCAGCGCCACCACCACTCGATGCAGTAGAAGAACTGATGTTGTTTATTTCATCCCATCCACGCAATTGCTTATTCAACTTAGCAACAGAAGCAGCAGCACCATCGGCAGCATCTCCTGTTTCATCTAATCCATTAGTTGTGTCACCATAACCGAAGTCAGGCATTTCGAACCCCATAATCATAGCTATTGTCTTAAATATTTCTTTCATTACCATGACAACAGCATTGACATAAGGTAGAATCATTCCGAATAGTCCGATGAATAATGCGCCAAACCAACGGTATGCTTCTTTAACTTGATTGCTAAATACTTTCATCTGATTAGCCGGTGCTTCTAATGTTCTAGCGAAGTCACCTTGTGCATTACCTGACTGTTTCAGAATAGAGATATAACGCAACAGAACTTTCTCTGCTTGTGTCAATTGAATAACTTGTTTATCAATTCCTAAATTATCGAGAATCGGTTGTAAAGTCTGTTGAGTAACATCTATACCAACTGCTCGTAACGGCTTCGTTTGACCAATGATACCCGATTGAATCTTCGTGTACATTGAATCGAATGATACATTGAATAATGACGATAAGTCATATGTCAACTTAGTTAAGTTAGTCGATAAGGTTAATGATTCCTTAGAGGCAATTCCAAGCGATGCAGTAAGGTTTTGAAAGAATCCTTGATACCGCATACTCGCACTCATATCCGTTCCCATAACCTCGTTCATGGTGTTCTGAAAGCGTGTCGCTTCGGCAGATGCAGAACCCATTGATACTCTAAACAAGTTATAGTTCTCTATAAATCCTGACATCTCGGATATGGCTTTCGTGCCGATATTAACAAGTCCAGTAGCAAATTGTTTCAATAGGTATAGACTGAATACTGACTTGACAACTGAACCTAATGATTTGAACTTTGCTTCGGCTCTTGTCGCTTCATTGCCAATATCTTTGATAGAATTGTTGCCCGATATTCCTTTACCATTAATTGACTTGAACTCTTTTACAAGTCCACTTGTACTACCTTTTGCTTCATTGACTTTTGCTATAAGGCTTGTTAATGATGCTAACACACTGTCGACACTTGATGTGATCTCAATTTCGACATTATTTACATTGGTTGCGATATATCTTCACTCCTTTCTATTTTCTTCTTCTTTATAATTTCTGACTGTTTAACGGCAATCATAGCTCTGATTCTATCTTCGATAAGTTTGTTCTTTCGTTCTTCTTCATCTTCTCTTTCTTCTTCTGCAATAGCATTGAAATTGATAGGTTTAGAGAAGTATTCTTCGGGTTCATCAGATGCAGAACCAAACCCATTTTTAATAACTACTCTAACGGCTTTATACACATATAAGCCACTCAACCAAGCAAGGTAATTGTCATACTCGCTATTACGCTTGTCCCTTAAATTAAAAGAAGCACGGTACGCCCAAAATAGAGATGGGTCACTACAATCCCAAAAATCTGTTGTGGACATACCGTACTGGATAGCGTAAGGAAACAATGAATCGAAATACCTTTGAGCAGATTGAACTTCTATTGTTTCAAGAGAATCATCGTCAGATGTTAACTCTGATTGAATGTCGGTTGAATCAGTTCGCTCGTACCTTGCGGAGTGGCTTTGAAAAAACTTGCATACATCTCGCCAAGAGTAGAATTGATTTTCTCAATGTCATACCCTTTATCACGAGCCTTGTCATAAATGTTACTTGAATCAAACTCTGTGATACTCGGATGATTTTTGATAAGCGCCCAATGCCATAACTTTAATGTCATAGTCAGTGGGTACTTTCCGAGTTGTTCTAAATCAAGTCCATTCTTCTCACCTTTAGTGAGAGTCTTGCGGTCAAACTCAAACTCATAATCTTTATCTTCTACATTGATTGTCATTACATTTCGCATGATGAATCTCCTTTTTTGTTTATGTTATATTAAGCAACTGATTTTAAAGCAGTAACTTGAACGGCAGTCTGATGTAGAATTTCAGAAGCAACGATAGCAAGTTTACCCGCAACCGCAGATCCTAACGCAACGGCATCAACCCATGTGTAACCTTGACCTGTAATCTTTTGACCTGAACCATCGGCATAGATCAACAAGAAGAAGGCATCAGCGCCATTACATTTCGTTTCAACTGAAGTGAAATTAGCTTCGGTGTAGTTGTAACTAAATTCCATGTCAGGAGTATCTAAACGATCTCCGATATATCCTTTAGCAATCCAATCAAGTTCGGTAATCTCAATCTTACCTGGTGCGCCACCTGTAGCAGGTGCGCCTGTAATTCCAATCAATTTAGTGAATGATGCCGCAGCACCAGTAGCACTGTAAAATAATTGTGTACCCTTATCCGAAATCGCTTTTGCGGTCATGTGTTTGTATTCCTTCCTTTACCTTGTACGGTAAATAATTTTATTTTCATCTAGTATGCAAGAGAATCTCATATAGATGCGATAGATACTCGGGTCAATATTCGGTATCGGGTTTCTATCGTCTAACTTCATTCCATATTGATTGAACAGTACATCGACAACTAAATCGGATAGACTGTTCGCAATCGTTCTTTGCGCTACTATTTGCTTCTCTGCGAATATATTTACTTCTATCGCTAACGAGAATAATTGTTCTCCATGCGATAGATTCTCTGTGTTGAATGAGAAGTCTATTTGCTTCATCACAATAACAGGCATTGTGTATCCAGGATTCTCATATGGGTACAATGTAGCGCCATAGGGATTTAATAATGGATTTGATAACTGTGTATCGAGATAGTTGTATAACTCTTGAAACACTTCTTCTGTTTTCATGTTCATTTATTTAGTTTCCCTTCAAGTACCTTTCGCACAATGTTAGGCAATTCATTCTGTACATCTCTTGAACTCGAATACATGAT